TGGACTCCACCAGGTCGTGGCATGTGGACATTTGGTACACACATGACTATGGAAAAAAAGAACTCTGCAGCATTGCAAAATTGTGCAATGGTTTCTACTCGTGACATTGATCGCAATGATCCTGGTGCATTATTTGCATGGGTTATGGATGCATTAATGCTGGGTATTGGAGTTGGATTTGATACCGTCGGTGCTGAGAAAGAATATCCAATTTATGCACCAACAGAGCCAGCCTCTACTTATCAAATTCCAGACACCCGTGAAGGATGGGTTGAATCTGTTAGATTCTTGCTTAATTCTTTTCTACGCCCAAATCAGAATATTCAGGAGTTTGACTACTCCTTGATCCGTCCTCTAGGTGCCCCTATTAAGGGCTTTGGAGGGGTTGCAAGCGGTCCACAGCCATTGATTGACCTCCATACACGTATTCGTAAAGTTATTGGCGGTAGAGCAGGAGAGAAGTTAGATTCTCGTGCAATTACAGACATTGTAAACCTTATTGGTACATGTGTTGTTTCTGGAAATGTACGTCGTTCTGCTACCCTTGCTTTGGGTGCACCAGGAGACCAAGATTTTATTAATCTAAAAAACTCAGAGGCATTTCCTGAGCGCAACTCATTTGATCCAGAAAATCCAGGTTGGGCATGGATGTCTAATAATTCTATTTCTGCAAACGTAGGAATGGATTATGAAAAATATATAGATTTAATTGTTGACAATGGAGAGCCAGGTTTTATTTGGCTTGATGTTGCCAGGAATTATGGTCGACTAAAAGATCCAGCAGACGGAAAAGACTTCCGTGTAATGGGCTTCAATCCTTGTGCGGAGCAGCCATTGGAATCATACGAACTTTGTACACTTGTAGAAGTGCACTTGAATCGTCATGAAACTAAGGAAGACTTCCTCAAGACATTGAAGTTTGCATATCTTTATGGAAAGACTGTTACCTTGCTTCCAACACATTGGCAACAGACAAACGGTATCATGCAACGTAATCGTCGTATTGGAACATCTCTAACAGGAATTGCATCTTTTGCAGATGAAAGAGGACTTCCAACAACTCGTGAGTGGATGGATGAAGGATATGAAAAGATTCGTCACTATGACCATCAGTATTCAGAGTGGCTATGTGTGCGTGAATCAATTCGTGTAACAACAGTAAAGCCATCAGGCTCCGTGTCAATTCTTTCTGGTGCAACACCTGGAGTTCACTGGGGACCAGGAGGAGAATACTTCCTACGTGCTATTCGTTTTGGTGAAACAGATCCTATGCTTCATTTATTTAAAGCAGCGGGGTATAAGATTGAAAAAGACCTTGTATCAGCAAATACTCAAGTAGTATATTTCCCAGTACATTCAGGACATCCACGTTCTGAGAAAGATGTAACATTATTTGAAAAGATTGCTCTTGCTGCAACTGCTCAAAAGTATTGGTCAGATAATGGTGTTTCTGTTACCCTTTCATTTGACAAAGAAACAGAGTCAAAGCATGTTGCTCCAGCACTTCATATGTATGAGGGTCAACTCAAGGCAGTATCATTTTTGCCAATGGGAAATCACACCTATCCTCAACAACCATATACTCAGATTACAAAAGATCAATATGCAGAGTATTTAGGTGAAATCAAGAAGATTAATTGGGATGCTATTTATGACGGGGTAGACAATCTTGAGGCTGAGGGCGAGTCCTACTGCACAACAGACACCTGTATTATCGCATAAAATATTCTGTATTCACAACCATTAATTGTGATATAATTTATTTATGAGTAAAACAAGGCTTTGTAGACAGTGTAAGGTTGACAAACCAATTGATTCTTTTTATAAAGATGGTCGTGTCAAAAAAGATGGAAGACGATCCAAGTGTATTGATTGCCTAACTTCTGGAGCACCTCCTGGACCAATTCCAATGAATCCACTAACCAGGTATAAAGTAAATAAAAATGGTTGTTGGATATGGAGTGGAGCAGTTCATAAAACTGGCTATGGTCAAGTTAAATGGAAAGGCAAAAGCACTGTAGCCCACAGAGTTGTTTATGAACTTGTTAAAGGTTTAATTCCAGAAGGTCTTGTATTAGATCATACATGCAATGTAAAACTATGTGTTAATCCAGAACACCTTGATCCAGTTACATATTCTATAAATACTCAGAGAGCATGGAATAGAAATCACTGTTTAACATGCACCTGTGATGTATAATAAAGGCTAAGGAGTAACATGTCTCAGCCGTCCAATTTATATGCAGAAAAGGTTTATTCAGAGCACCCAACTATTTTGTGGGCACTAGATGACCAGGCTGACTATATTACCCTTATTACAGAAAGCCAAAGAGATATATCAAATGGCTGGACAGTAACTAATGCATCTGTAACCTCTGGGTATGGAATAACTGGAGAACCTTTTCCAGATAGTTATACAACCCTTATTGAGGGAGATGTTCCAAGTGGTGCAACAGAAACAGTTACATTAATAAGTCCAAACCTTGTTAATTTCCAAAACCTAAATACTACACTTGGATCTTTTTCTATTGGTTCATATTTTTATTCAAATAGTGCATACCTACAATCTGTAGAAATAGGATTTAGATATATAGATACAACTACTTCTTTACCAGTAGAAGAATTAGATTTTTTTACAACTTCCGTTTTTCAGTCATGGAGTTTTGTATCTGGAACATTTGATATAGTAGACGAGAACACTGACTTTCAGGTTGTTATAAAATTAAACTATGCAAGTGGTGGCAGTGCTGGAGATTATGATTTCTACATTAATGGAATTACAGCAGGTCAGTGGTCTGAAGAATTTAGCACAACTTCTTTGGGAGTTACACCAGTAGCATTTCCATCAAACATTGCATTGTCTGCAACTCAAGCAGTACAGGCAGATCCTTACGGCCTTGCTGGAGAAGTTGGATATTATCTGGTAGATAACAATGCATTGATTGCAAGAAACAGCGGAGTACCAATGGTATTCGGTGCAAGCAATATTACAAGAATGACTCCTAACTCTAATAACAAACCTTCTTTGATTGTTCCAGGAAAAGGTTTCTTAAATAAGAGTGGCCAGTATAAAGAATATACGGTTGAGTTCTGGACAAGAATTAACTCTAATGCATATGAGCCTAAAAAAATATTTGGTCCAATTTCATCTAATGACGGACTATACGTTGAGTCTGGATTTTTAACACTTGTAATAGGCACCGAGTTTTCTTCTCACTTCGTTGGTGAGTGGTTTAGACCAATGCTTATTCATGTTAGAGTAATTAGAAATAATGCAACGGTATTGTTAAATGGAGAAGAGATTATTAATCTTCCTATTAATACAGATACGCTAGATCTTCCAGAAATTCTAGATGAGTTTGGTGATAGCCAAGACTGGCTAGGTTTTTATGCTTACACAGATGTTACTCCAGTTGAAGTAGACTGTGTTGCAATTTATCCATATTCCGTTGCAATTAATATTGCAAAGCGTAGATGGGTATATGGACAGGGTGTGCTTTCTCCAGAAGGTATTAACTCAGCATATGGTGGAACAGCAGCATTTATAGATTATCCTTTTGCTGACTATACCGCAAACTATAACTATCCAGATTTTGCTCAATGGGAGCAGGGAGCATTTGATAATCTTACAACAACATCAAACTCTTTAACTACCCCACAATATTCTCTTCCAGAAATAAGCCTTGACTCAAAAACCCTTACACAACTGTATGCAGATAACAAAGAAATACAAGATCCTTTAGACTATAACTTTATAACATTTAGACCAAATAATTCCTGGAACTCAGATAGATGCTACTTCAACTTCCCCAACTTTAATATATTAAATGACTCCATACATACAATCTATGGTGTATTTTCATCAGAAGATCTTTTATCAGAGGAAACACTTTTTAAGATTTATAATCCAACTACTGGAAATTATTTTAGTATTAGAAAAGATTTAGATGAAATCCACTATTATCTTTACTTCAATGGCACAGAAGAAGAGATCTTTACAAGCGACATAATTGAGTCTGGATATAAATTTGCAGCAGGTATTGAAATTCAAACTCTTGTTGCCACTTTTGGTGGAAATGTTGCCACATTCTTTGGAAATCAAAATGGATTAAAAATGTATGTTGGTGGTGAAGAAGATGCATCTTTACAATTTACTGGAAAAATATACTCAGCAGGACTTGCAACAAACTATAATGCGGTAGAGTTAACGAGTCACTTTGAAGATAATGGAACAGCAATCGTTGATAGTTATTTGGCAACAGGCTCTGCTGAATCAGAAAATGCAATTGCTCTTCTTGAGCACACTGCAAGTTATACTCTTTTACCGCTTCAGGCATACGGTTCCTACTTCCTTGATATTGGTGTTTCTGGTTACTGGGAAGATTACATGCCTCTTTCATATTTTGCACAATTTGTAACCAACGACATTGGGAATAAATTTTATGATCTAGACTTTTTGCAGTTTAATATAGGATATCCATCACCTACAAAGTTAGCGGAATTTGAAACAACCAGTTCTTGGACATATCAAGAACTAAAAGAAGAGTACTCTCATCCAGTACAAAGAACCTATTTACAATTAGACAATAACCTATTTACTGGTTGGAATAACTATGAAGATATGGCTCAAAGAGCAGAGAAGTATTATGAGTATGATACATCAGATGCATCTATTAGAAGTTATATAACTTTTCAGTATATTGAAACAGGTGCCAATGCGCCACAAGAAGATTTTACAACCGTTCTTCCAGCAAGAGAGGGAGCAATTATTGATATGGACGAATACCCAGATTGGATATCAACAAAGTTTGAAGTAGTAGACAATACTTTAATTTATCCAACAAAGACTGTTGACTTTAATGATCTTGCTTTGGTATATCATCTTGATTTTAATATTCGTGGCATCTTAAAGAAGCCTATTCAGTTAAGAAGGCTAGAACTTGCATCCCAAGCATTTAATGACAACTCGTTTAATCCAGTCGGCACTAGATTTGGTATCAACATGTTCCCATATACAAGGTCTGGACTATACTATGACTATAAGGCAAAGAACCCATTTAGCATTTATAAAGGAAGCACTCCATATTTATATCTAAATAGAAGTTCTGGCGTAGAGGTACGTGGAAGTTTTGACCCATTCGTAAGTCGTGGAATGTCAATTCCAGTTAACCAAAATATTGCAGATAATTATAGAATAAGTGCTACGCAAGTTTGGATGCGCTATGACCAAGATGCATTCCCTATTACTCCAACCGAAATCTTTGAGATAAATTACAAGGCAGACACAATTAAGTTTTACATGGTTGCAGATAATCCAGAAGGTACAAGAGCAAGAATATATGCTATGAGCCAAGCAACTAATAGTTTATACAATGGCATATCTTATTTCTTAAATGGATCAATTGTAAGAGAGCCAGTATTAACAATCAAAGAATGGGGCGTTTTAGGAATTGCATTTGCAAGTGCCTTAAGTTTTGACCTATACCTTGGCTCTATTAATCTGACTGGTCCTCTTGTATTTAATAATATTGCATTCTACCAAGCAAATAATCTACAGCAGGTTCAGAGTAATCTTCTTAGACCGTGGCTTAAGGTTCAAACTGACGGTGTTACAAGTTTTGACTGGGAATTCTGGCTTAATAGTTTTAATTGGGAAGGAGTTCTTGTTATTTCTGCCTCAGATCTATATGGAGTTCTACCTTCTGACGTTTATAAAACATATATTGGAACAAATAAGATTATTATTGATGATGAAGAGGGCATGGTGTTCGATGCAGAGAAACTTAAGGTCTATAACGACACAACATGGACTATTAGACTCGGAACCCCAGTCTAATCTGGTATACTTTAGTACATGAATCCATTAATTAGTCCAAAAACTGGTAAGCCTATTGTAAGTAATGTCCGTAGACAGGTCATTGAAAAGAAATACAATTGGGGACTTTATGTTTATAAGAAGTCAGATGGCAAATGGTTTACCGACGGAGAAGGCAATATCTTAAACATTGAGTCTACTCGTGGAGATATTTTGCAAATTACTAAACTTAAAAATGCTGCAAAGCACTATGGTGATGATGGAGAGGGAGAGGCTGTCTTTGTTCCTGGACTTACCAGAGTTAGCGAAGAAGAGCACTCAGAGCAACTAGATAGAATGATGAACGGACTTATTCCTTCAATGAACGATCTAGGTGCATGGAAAGCAGCCCAAGACACAATGAACAAACATGGAAGAGATGCGTACGAAGCATGAGCGAAGATTACGATTATATTCAAGCAAGTATCAGAACTCAAGAAGAGTCTGAGAATCTATTTAAGACACAAGATCCATTTGGAAAAGACTGGACAATCTTAAAAGACTATGTTGGCATTGATCAAAACTTTAAACGTAGAACCTCAAGAACAGTTTCTAAGGCAACCTATGCATACAATTCAGTAGAGCCTTCAACACAATATTTAAATTCTGCAAATGCCGTTCCTGCTGGAGACGGTGCAGAATCAAAGCAGATTAATCCTGGAACGGTATACAGAAATGGATACGGTCTATTTGATGTAATTACACCACCATACAATATGTATGAGTTGGCAAGTTACTATGACACATCTTTTGCAAATCATGCTGCTATTGATGCAAAGGTAGAAAATGTTGTTGGTCTTGGATACCGCTTTGATATTACAGATAGAACAATGTTACGTTTTGAGACAAATGATGATCAGGGTGCTGTAGATCGTGCACGTCGCAGAATTGAAAGAATGAAACTTGAAATGCGTGAATGGCTAGAGGCTCTCAATGATGATGACTCATTTACAACAAGCATGGAAAAAGTTTATACAGATCTTCAGGCAACTGGAAATGGATTTCTAGAAGTTGGTAGAACCGTAACTGGAGAAATTGGATATATTGGACATATACCATCAACAACTGTGCGTGTAAGAAGACTGCGTGATGGCTTTGTTCAGATTATTGGTCAAAAGGTAGTTTACTTCCGCAACTTTGGTGCTACAAATACAAACCCAATGACAACAGATACTCGTCCAAATGAAATTATTCACATCAAGGAATATTCTCCATTAAACACATACTATGGAATTCCTGACATTATTTCAGCGGTATCATCATTAATTGGTGACTCACTTGCTGCTCAATACAATATAGACTATTTCCAAAATAAGGGAGCACCAAGATATATTATTACAGTCAAGGGTGCAAAACTATCTGCTGATGCAGAAGACAAAATGTTTAGATTTCTTCAGTCTGGACTCAAGGGGCAAAACCATAGAACGCTGTATATCCCACTTCCTGGAGATACAGATAACAACAAGGTTGACTTTAAGATGGAGCCAGTTGAAACTGCAATTCAGGAAGCATCATTTGAAAGATATAGAAAACAAAATCGTGATGATATTCTTGTAGCACACCAGGTTCCTATTTCAAAACTAGGCGGATCAGATTCAGGCGCTATTGCTGCTGCTATGTCACAGGATAGAACCTTTAAAGAGCAGGTTGCCCGTCCAGCACAGGCACAACTTGAAAAGGTTATTAATAAGATTATTAAAGAAAAAACAGATATTCTTAGTCTTAAGTTTAATGAACTTACACTTACAGATGAGATTGCTCAATCACAAATCATTGAGAGATATGTTAAGACACAAGTTATTACTCCAGATGAGGCTCGTGAATTGATTGACATGCCGCCAAGAGCAGATGGAGAAGGTAATGCTCCGTTCTCTATGACACCAAGACAAGCAACAGATGCAAGAGCAAATCTTGCTGGCAATCGTCAGCGGGATGCTGAAAGAACAAACAATTCTTCAGACTCTACAGCAACACTTGAAGGTAGAAATCCACAAGGAGAAGGAAGATCATCTCAATAGTTGAGAAAACCATAAAAAGGTTTGATATAATAATACTGCCATGATTATAAATAAAGCACACTGGGTTACCGAAGGCGACAATGTTCGCTTTTCTATGCCAATCGGCAAGGTAGACCAGGAGCGCAGAATTGTATCAGGTTTTGCAACATTGGACAATATTGACAAGCAAAATGACATTGTTACAACAGAGGCAAGCCTAGAAGCATTTAGAAAGTTCCGTGGAAATCTACGTGAGATGCACCAGCCAAGTGCTGTTGGAAAGATTGTTTCATTTAAAGAGGATCGCTATTTTGAGCCTCAATCAAAGAAGTTTTATAGCGGGGTATATGTTTCTGCATATGTCTCAAAGGGTGCACAGGATACCTGGGAAAAGGTACTTGATGGCACACTAACTGGTTTTTCAATCGGTGGCAACATCACAAAGTCAGATGATACATTTGATGAAAAACTTGATAAATCAGTGCGTATAATTAAAGAGTATGAATTGTTTGAATTATCACTAGTTGATAATCCAGCAAACCAATTTGCTAATGTTATCTCTATTGAAAAAGTAGACGGTAAGAATACAGTTAGTGGATACCTTTCAAAGACAGAAGTTAAAAACGTATTCTGGGATTCAGAGAATGATATTGTATTAATGTCAGAAGATGATTCAGCAGATAGTCCTACTTCTGGTAAGCCTATGAAAAATATTGGTTTTGTTGAAAAATCAGATTCAGAAAATACAGACAAAATAAAGTTCTTAGTTGATAGTGCAAAAGGCATTAGAACAATTAAGATGACAGAGGAGGAAAATCCTATGACAGAAGAAACAACAATCGTTAACGCACTAGGTGCTGAAACAGTAGAGTTGGTTGAAAATGTTGAGGTTGCTCCAGAGGCTGCAGCAGTTGCTGTAGAAGAGGCTCCAGTAGAAGTTCCTGCAGAGGATACTCCTGCTACAGAGCCAGCAGCAGAAGCAGCACCAGAGGCTGAAGAAGCACCTGTTGTTGAAGAAGCAAATGATTCAGTTGATGCTGTTGTTAATGCAACAGAAGAAGTTGCTAAAGCAGTTTCTTCAATCAATGAAAATCTAACTAATGCCTTGAGCAATCTAGCAGAAACAGTAAAGTCTATGCAGGCCACTGTTGAAGCAATTACAAAGTCCCTTGATGCCGTTACAGGTGAAGTTAAGTCTGTATCAAATGAGGTAAAAGAAGTTAAGGGTTCTTTTAATGAGTTTGGAAAGCGAGTAGATATGGTCGAAAAAGACACCGCTTTCCGCAAGTCTGGCGATCTCGGCGAGATTGTACAGGAGTTTTCGGAAACGAAGACTCAAAAATCCCTATGGGGCGGTCGTTTCCTCAAAACAGCCGACTTATTCCAATAAGTACTATTCACTAGGAGGTGAACAATATGTCGGAACAAGAAATCGTAAAGAACTATCCAGGCTCTCCAACCGTAAGCCACCAACACGCAGGTGATGGTGCTTTCGCATCAGGTGATATTGGCGGAGCAACTGCTACCAGCCCAACCACTTCAAATGTCGGAGCAGAAATGGGAAATATTGCGACAGCAAACTTTGGTGTAACCAATGGCGCTAACGCAGTAAATCCAACTGGTACACCTGGAGGTATTCTACTTCCAGAGCAGGCTCGTCGCTTCATCGACTACGTGTGGGATGCAACAGTTCTCGCCAAAGATGGTCGTAGAGTTACAATGAGAGCAAACACCATGGAACTTGAAAAAGTTAACGTTGGTGAGCGTGTAATCCGTGCTGCTGCACAGGCAAGCAATGATTATACAAACGCAGGTGCAACATTCACAAAGGTAGAGTTAACAACCAAGAAGATTCGTCTTGACTGGGAAGTATCTACAGAAGCACTTGAAGATAATATTGAAGGCGGAGCGCTTGAAGATCATCTAGTTCGCTTGATGACAAACGCATTTGCTAACGATATCGAAGACCTTGCTATTAATGGCGATGGTTCAACTGGCGCATTCCTTTCAATCATGGAAGGTTTCGTACACAAGGTAGAGAATGATGGCGATGCTCACGAAGCACTCGTTACTGTTACTGATGATAACTGGACAACTGAAGTAATGCAGGATATTATCCTTGCAATGCCACGTAAGTATCGTGCACTAAAGCAGAACCTAAAGTTCTACGCTGGTACAGATGCATTCCAAGGTATCGTAAAGAACAACGGAACACTTGCTGATGCTATCGCAGAAGCATTTGCTCCTCGTGCTGCAGGTACAGAGCGCAACCGTCAGGCATACCTTGATGGACAGGCACAGACATTCGGTGGAGCACGTACAACACGTGTTCTTGGAATTGACGTACAAGAAGTCCCTTACTACCCAGCAGATTATGTCGACTTGACATTCCCTGCTAACCGTATTTGGGGATTCCAGAGAGATATCACTGTAAACCGTGAATACAAGCCAAAGAAGGATACAATTGAATACACAGTATTCGTCCGCTTTGGTCTACAGTGGGAAGAACTTGATGCGGTTGCTTATGCAGACGCAGCATCAGATCCTACTGCATAATAGTTTGTAAAAACTAAACGATAGGGAGGACAGGAAACTGTCCTCCTTTATCAATTGAGGAGCATTATGTCTTATCCAGGAAGTCCAACAGTTCCACACCAACATGATGGTGATGGCGCTATTGCAGTAGGCGGGGTAGGCGGGGCAATAATAATGGGTCCAAGTGGTATGATTACACAAAATAATGTTTTAGGAAATATACCTACACCAATATTTGGTGAGAATATAACAATTTCTGGAACACCAAGCGGTATTAGAAGACCACAAACATTGAGAGCAAGTAGAAGATAAGTTATCTCTGATATAATAGCAGTGGAGGATAAGATGGCAACAACAGTAGAAGTAGTAGAAAAATTTAGCAAGAAAACAGTACCACAACTAAAAGCCTATGCAAAAAAGAACAATATTGATCTATATGGAACAAGCACAAAAGAAGAAATGCTAGAGGCTATTTTGCCTTTTGTACCAAGAAAAGATGTAGAAGAAGTAAAAGAAACAAAAAAAGCAGAAGGATCAAAAGAACAAAAAGAAGCGCTAGAGTTTCCAACAGACAAGATGGCTTTGTATTCAGAGCGAAATCTTCATTGGAATGGTGTGGGTGCCCTTGAAAAAGGATATAACATTGTCACAAAGGAGGCATCCGTTAAGTGGCTAAATCATAAGGCAGTTCGTGAAGCATCGCCTAAAGAAGTAGCCAGACATTACGGTAAGATTTAATGCAGATTTTACGTTTACCACCATACCCATTAACCATCTCTTATGATGTTCCTTTGGCAAATACCGACTACATTCTTGTAATTAATGAAAGTTCAAGAAACGTAAATGATGTCACAGAAAGCATTGTATCTACTGCTGGCGCAAAACTAGAGTACACTCTTCCAGACCAGTTTAATTCTTATGATGAGTCCTACTATTTAGCGATCTACGAAGATATTGAAGGTCTTCCTGGAGACATAGTTGTTGAAGACAATCTAGAAATTATGCGCCCCTATGTAAATCCTACAACTCTGGCAACAACTTTGGGTTCTGGAACAGCAACAGAAATTAATGATTATATTAAGTATGAAGGATTAGCACGAGCAATAATTGATTCTATTGTTCCAGGTGGATTCTACTATGAGCGTTCATGGTATGAAACCAATGGAAACGGAACAGACTACCTTCCAATTTGGGACAGAGTTTATAAGATTGTCAAAGGTTATGAAAATAATGAACTTGTCTGGGACACAGACGATGACCCACAAGCATTAGGTCAATGGAATTATTTATTAACAAAAGACAAGACAGCAATTATTAAAGAGTGGAATCAGCAAATGACTGATTCATATATTAGGGCAGTCGGAACACCAAAGGGTGTACCGCTTGGAGAGTCTGACTCAATTTATCTTTATGACACAGAAGATAGCACAGTAACACTGGCCGTAGCCCCAGGAGTAACATTTCCAGTAACATTTAATTATCTGTTTTCGCTTGAAACGGGGTACAAAGTAGTTCCTTATGACATACAAGATGCTATAACAATGCTTATTGATGATATTAAGTGTGGCAAGATGGAATACCATAAGAGATATATTCTTGATTATTCTACAGACCAATACAAGATTAAGATTGATAAGTCTGCCCTTGATGGAACAGGCAATATCCTAGTAGACAGAATCCTAGAAAAGTATATTACAAACTTTGGCACACCTGGAGTTTTATAATGGCTGAGTGCGAGGCAACAGACTTTATCTACCCAATGAAAGCAGATGTTTACTATCCAATAATTACTCAAAATACTTATGGACAAGCAAATAAAGAATGGGTTTTTGATAGAACTATTATTTGCAACGCAACAACTATAGGTGGCGCAGGAGATGTAGAATTAAAGCCAGATGTATTTTTACAGTATGATGGCAAACTTATTGCAAGATCAAAATCAGACATAAGAACATCTTCTAATAATGCAGAAAATGCAATTACAAACATACTAGTTACAAACATTAGAAGCGCAAGCGATATAGTGTTTTATAAAGAAACAGCAGGCCCAAGAACTGGCCGTGGAACTATCTATGAAATAGGAACTTTTGAGCCTTTTATTGGTCCATTTGGAGAGATAGAATATTATAAAATGCTCTGGCGCAGAACAGAGAACCAGACAGTTGGTGACTAGTGAGAGTCTCCATACAGACCAACAATTTTGAAAAAGAACTTCTTAATATTGCTAACTACTCTCTGGGGTTTTTAGAAGGTGCTCAAAAGGGTAAAAAAGTATTTTTAGATAATCTTGGTAGAGGAGTTATCTTTGCACTAGGACAATACGTAGATGTTGAAGCAAGAGCAAATAAAGAAGCACTACATCACGTATATGAGTGGTATCAAACAGGAAGCCCTCAAGCAAGATTATTTGACATAACGTACACTGTTAGCAACCTAGGGCTTTCTATTAATTCTACTTTTAGACAATCAAGAACTATACAGCAAGATGCAACCACTCCATTTTACAATAAAGCAAAAATAATGGAAAATGGAATACCCGTAGTTATTCGACCAAAGAAAAACTCAGTATTAAGATTTTATGAAGGTGGAGAGACTGTCTTTACTTCAAAGCCAGTTACAGTAAGAAATCCTGGAGGCAATCAGGTTGAAGGATCTTTTGAAAGAATTTTTGATGAATTTATGACAAGATACTTTACTCAAGCATTTTTAAGAGCAAGCGGTATCTCTGATTATATAAGCAATCCAGTTATATACAAAAAGAATCTTCCAGCAGGCGCAAAGCAGGGTAGACCAAAGGGTGTATCTACTGGGTATAAATGGATTACAAATGCAAAGATTGAGGTAGAATAAGACTATGGAAAATGTATTAGTAACAGGATTTCCACCAACATTTATTAATCAATACGTTGTTGGTCAACTAGAGCGTTTTGGTATTTTAAGCGGTACAGAGCAAATGGTTCCAGTATTTCCTACTACCCCCACAAACATAGAAGATGTATTTAAAAACTACATAGCAGCCCCAGGTATATCTGACCCACTATTGATTCAGTATGAAAGATTAATTAGATTTAGGCCAAACTCCTTTTACAGAAACAAAAGAGAGCAAATGGTCTACTATTTATATTGTACAAATTTAAGTAAAATCACAGATGCTCACAGAATTATCACTGACTCCCTTGATCGTGAGGACTCTGCCGCACAAGACGTAAACGCATGGTGTGCAGAGTTTGAAGTAGACAACCTTCCGTTTAATGTCTATTTTCACAACCTTCGTGTCTACCAGGCTGATGAGACAAGAGATGTCCTAGAACTGGCCTCAGCCAGAACGGTATATGCAAATAAACTAATTATTGAGTACGACTACCACACAATAGACAATATTACGGTCAACGGGGTAGCCTATGAAAACCCATACACTTAAAAATGCTGTTATACTTATTTTGAGGAAACACCCCAACAACTTAATATAGATTCTATTGAAAGTAGAGGTGAAAAAATATGGCATACACTCGTGGTACGTCTACTAACATTATTGTTGGTGCTGCAGCGCTTTTCGTCGCAGACACAACACTAACTGCTGGAACCCTACCTGCTTATGTATCGTCTGAGTCATACAGAGAGACAATCGCTGATGACACTGATTTTACTAACGTAGGTTATACAATGAACGGCCTTGAATTGCAGTTCCAACCAGACTTCGGCGAAGTTCAGGTTGACCAACTTCTTGACGTTGCTAAGTTATACAAGCAGGGAATGCAAGTGAACATGGCAACGGCTTTTGCTGAAGCAACACTTGAGAACCTTCTTCTTGCACTTGCTTACAACTCTGATCAGTTGTCAGGCACAAAGAGCACATCTAACGGACAGGCACTTGACCTATCCGCAGGCGATATTGGCGAATGTCCAGTAGAGCGTGGAATTATTGCTGTAGGTCCAGGTACAGGTGACTGTGCGGACTCAGCATACGTAGAGCGTGTTTACAGCGCATACCGTGCACTCTCAATTGAGAATGTAACAGTATCTGCAAAGCGTGATGAGGCTTCAATGTTTGAAGTATCATTCCGTCTCCTACCAGAGGACACATCTGGTTCATACGGTAAGATCGTAGATCGTACCTGGACACCAGCAACATAATCTAGTTTTAGATTAATAACAGGCCCATCCCTTCGGGGGTGGGCTTTGTTTTTTTATGATAGAATAGATAAAATGGCTACAGAAGTATATAGTAAAGGTAATATTTATTTAATTGATGGAACAGAATTAGAAATTATCCCATTAAAGATTAAATATTTAAGAGAGTTTATGGTAGAGTTTGAAGGCATCAAGGATGCTTCAGACGATGATGAGGCTATTGAAGTTTTGTCAAAATGTGTCGGTATTTGTATGAAACAATACTATCCAGAAATAGCAAATACAGTAGAAGATAATTTAGACTTGCCAACAATATATAAAGTTATAGATATTGCTGCTGGCATTAAGATAAATAAAAAATCAGAGGAACCAGTAAAAGAACAAGCAAAGACTAGCGGTTCTACCTGGGATGATCTTGATTTAGCAAAACTAGAGGCAGAAGTATTTATATTAGGAATTTGGAAAGACTATAAAGAACTAGAAGAGTCTTTATCTATGCCAGAATTAATGGTTACTCTTTCTAGTAAAAGAGAATTAGATTATGAAGAAAAAAAGTTTTTGGCAGCAATTCAGGGGGTAGATCTAGATGGTGCTACTAATTCTGATAAAGGTCAAAAAGAATGGGAAGACATGAAGGCTAGGGTATTTAGTGGCGGAGCCACTTCTGACAGCAATGATGTCTTATCCCTTCAAGGACAAAACGCTAGAAAAGCAGGTTTTGGTATAAATATGGGTCTTGATTATGATGACTTAAGAGATCCATCCCTTATGAAAAACTAGCCTATTCATGCTATAATTAAGGTTAACCTAAAATAGGAGGCAAAATGGCAACAACAAAGTATGAGGCTCAAAAACTCACACTTATGGACGGTACAGAAATTTCTGTTCGTCCTTTAAAAATCTCTCTACTTCGTCCATTCATGGCAAAGTTTGAGGGCGTTGCGGCGGTGGCGGATAATAATGAGAAGTCAATGACACTTCTTGTTGAATGTGTTCAGATTGCTATGAAGCAGTATAAGCCAGAACTAGCCGAAGACATTGAGAAACTAGAAGAAGTTCTAGATTTACCAACTGTCTACAAGATCGTAGAAGCAGCATCAGGTACAACACTTGCTGCAGACTCTAACGATTAATAACAAAAACTAAAAAGCGAGGTGTAACTAGATGGCTGATGTTAATGCTAATATTGGCGTTAATATTGATACGTCTGCAGCGTTAGCCCAACTAAAGGCTTTACAACGTCAGATATCTCAGTTTCATACATCTATCGCTAAAAGCAGTGAAACTGCTGCATTGGCGCAGAGGGATCTGCAGAAAAACTTTCTTAATAGCGTAAATGCTATTGGAGCGTTCTCTGCAGAACTCCGCACCGTAAAAACAACTGCTGAGTCTTTTACTGATTCACTTCAAAAAAACAAGTTCTCAATGCGAGAATATTTCCGCTTTGCTGGCGGTGCAACAAAAACATTTGGAAAATTATTTAAATCTGAGTTTGACACAATAGGCAAGGTAGCAGATGATCGTGTCAAGAGACTTCAGACTCAGTACATAAAATTAGGTCGTGATACAAGCGGTGTAATGAAGGCAATTGCCATTATGCCTAACCAACTTGATATGAGTAATTTTTCTACTCAATCACAAATTGCAGCACAGAAACAAGCAATATTTAATCAATTAGTTAAACAAGGATCTACAAATCTTTTAAACTTTGGTAAGAATACCCAGTGGGCTGGCCGCCAGTTAATGGTTGGCTTTACGCTACCACTAGCCACTTTGGGAACGGTAGCAACACGTACTTTCATGGAGATGGAAGCACAAACAATAAAATTTAGAAAAGTTTATGGTGATTTATTTACACCAACAGAAGAAACAAACCAAGCACTTGATAATATTACAGCACTTGGCCAGATGTTTACAAAATATGGTGTGGCTGTTTCTCAAACAGTGGGTCTTGCAGCAGAAGCCGCAGCAGCAGGTTTTTCTGGAGTTGACCTACAGCGTCAAACAACAGAAGCAACTAGACTTTCTGTTCTTGGACAAATTGATGCAAACAAAGCACTTGAAACAACAATTTCATTGCAAAATGCATTTAAGATGTCTTCTGAAAACCTTGCATCATCTATTGATTTCTTAAACGCAGTAGAAAACCAAACAGTAGTATCTCTTGATGATATTACAACTGCAATTCCAAAGGTTGCTCCAGTTATCCAGCAACTAGGTGGAGATGTAAAAGACTTAGCATTCTTTATGGCTGCAATGAAAGAAGGTGGAATTAATGCATCAGAAGGTGCTAACGCACTCAAGTCTGGTCTTGCAGCATTAATTAATCCAACCACAAAAGCATCTGCAATGCTTGCAGGTTATGGAATAAATATTAAAAAGATTGTTGAAGGCAATCAAGGAGATCTTAAAGCAACAGTAATTGATTTTGCAACCGCACTTGATACACTTGATCCACTAACCCGTGCAAGAGCAATTGAACAACTATTTGGTAAGTTCCAGTTTGCTCGTCTTTCAACTTTGTTTGATAACGTAACAAATCAAAGCGGTCAGGCAGCCCGTGTACTTGAACTAGCAGGAACATCTATTGAAGATCTTTCAGCCTTATCTGAAAAAGAATTAGGCATGACTGCAGATTCTGCAATGAATAAGTTTAGAAAGTCTGTTGAAGATTTAAAACTTGCACTTGTTCCAGTAGGACAAACATTTTTACAAGCAGTAACACCAATTGTTGAATTTATTGGCGGAATACTTGATAGATTTAATAACCTATCTGATGGTGTAAAGAAAGCAATCGTAGTACTAACTGTAGCAATTGGAGCAATTGGACCTATTGCACTTATGACATTTGGTTTGCTTGCAAATGGTTTGGCAAATATTGTCAAGGGCGCACTTGTATTACGTAATGGATATTTAAGATTAACTGGACAAACTCAAATACTTGGTGAACAAACAGAGTATTTAACAATGGAGCAGATTGATGCAGCAGCAGCATCTCACTCACTAGATCAGTCACACGCAAGACTAACTCAAACATTTACTGCTGAATCAAGTGCTGTCACTCAACTTATCGCAGCATATCAACAGGCTACTGTTGCAGGAGCAAAATTTGCAGCAATAAATCCTGGAATGATGAGAGCGCCTGGTGCTCCAACAAAGAGAGCAAAGGGAAAGCCAGTAGTAGTTGGCGGTAGCGGAAACCAAGACACAGAATTAGCACTACTTACACCTGGAGAAACAGTAATTCCAGCAGATATGTCAAAACAGTATGCCGCCCTGATTAATGGAATGATTGCTGGCAATATTCCAGGATATAAAAATGGAAAAATTCCAATATTTCCAGAATTTGCAATGAGGCTACAAAACAAAACAGAAAATATGAGACAAAGAGCAGGAGCAACAGATGTTCCATCTGTTCTGTCAAACTTAATAGCAAGAATTGGCGAGTCAAGAGGAATTGTTCCAACACAAAAAACGATCAGTGGTGGAAAGTTTGACCCTATTGCAAAAGAATATGAAACACTTACTAAATCTTTTGTTGATAAATTAAATTTAGATCTTGAAACAACATTTAAAGAAATAAAAGATAGTAATCAAAGATTTGCTAGTGCTTGGACAAATGCAGGAAAATCAGTAGAACAAGAAGTTAATCAGATAGCGTCTGAGGCAGAAAGAGGAGTTGTAAGAAAAACTTTTGGATTAGATCCAGATGTGTACGGAACAATTCCTACAGAGCCAAGAAAACCTGGAGAAACAGTTCCGTCTCGTGGAAGAAGAGGGGCTTTTCAAACTAAACTTTCTGGAACAAGATCCTATACAGCAATCAGGCCTGGAGTTAAAAAACTATACGAAAGAATGACTGGAAAATCTGCAGAAGACTTACAAATGGGTCACGTATTTAAACCACAGATGACTGACATTGCTACTCTGCAGGCTAACCCAATGGCATCACCTGCTGTTGCAAAGGCCGCAAAAGTCATGAATGGACAAGCAGCAGAAATTTCAAATGGTGCAATTAGGTCTGCATCCGTAGCAGCAGGAACAGCATCTCCATCCAAAAAGACTATAAAAATTGGTGAAGACATTGCTCGTGGACTTCAGATTGGTATGGCAAACCAACAAGATGAGGTTGCGGCATCTGGAAAAGCATTAGGTGCAGCAGCAGTTAGTGGAACACAGAGCGGTGGAATTAGACAAAAAGGCCGTGCTATAAGAAAAGAAGGTCCTCCGCCAACAATACCACTTTCAAGTGCTGCAAATTCAGCGGTATCTCCAGCAATGAAAGATGCAATAAATACAGAAGTAACAGCAAGAAAAACCTCTGCAGCAAGAATTGATTCTATGAACAAGGGTATTATGGCTGGAACTTTTGCCTTAACATCCCTTGCTGGTGCTGGATCTATGGCAGGCGGAACAATAGGAAATCTTTCCCAACAAGTAATGAAATTTTCAGGATTATTATTTGCATTAATGTCTGTTACACAATTATTAACACAAACAAAAATAGCAGAACTTGTTGCAACAAGAGCAGGACTTGCAAAGTCTGCTATGGCAAATGCAATGGCAGCAGGCCCAATGTTTGGCGGAGTATCAAAAGCACTTTCTGGACAATCAGGACTTCTTGGAGGTTTTGCAAGACTTGCACTTGGAATAGGAAAGTTTTTAGGTCCTATAGGAATTGCAACAACAGGACTTATTGCATTTTATTCTTTAACTAAAATGGTAAACGCAGCAAGAGAGCGTGAGCGTCTTGCAATTGAGGGTCTTGCAGATGCAATGACAACCACTACAACACAAGTAAAAACACTTGGCGATTTCTTTAATGTGCTTCCTACAAAATTACCATTTGAGCAAGGACAAAGAGAATTTGTTGCTCCAGAAACAAGATCACAAAGAGAAACTTTAAAAGCAGATTCTGGATTTCAAAAAGAATTTAAAAATACCATTGAGTCATTAAGAAAAGCAACAAACGAAGAAGCAAAAATTGTATTTTCTTCTCTTGCACTAAATCTAAAAGCACAGGGTTTTGCAGCAGATCAAGTACAGGTAATCATTGATGCTTTGCGTGAAGAATCGTCACAGACAGATGTTAAAC